TCTTCCTATCAGTCGTAAACCTATGAATACCACTTGCAGCAGTATCTGTGGATAATCCAACGGTGTTTATACCAGCATTTCCAAACGTAGCGTCTGTTGGTGTGTTAAACAATCTAACTGTGGTTGGGTTGACGACCCTTACATAGTAAGGAGCACCATCTGATAAAGTATCATTGATATTATTTTCAACATCAAAAGCTGTTCCTATGCCAATCGGAGTATTATTATTTGCATTGTAGTAAACTAATTGACCATCTTGTAGACTGTGCTCTGTTTTAAATGTTATAGTTTCATTTATGATATCAACACCACCATTAAAGAATACATCTCTACTATCAAAGTCTAATACCCTACTTCTTTGACCTAGTATTGGTTGTAAAACACATCCACTACCATTACCACCAGTAAGAGATATATTTTGAACTTGATCAATATCAAATTCTTGAGGGTCTACAAATACTTCTTTTACTGTACCCTTGAGTATTGGCTCAGCAGCAGCACCAACTCCACTACTTGTTTCTATACCTATGACTGGTGGTTTTAAAATATCATATCCAGATCCACCATTCAACAAGTCAACAGACTCAAGTGAACCATAATAAATTTGATTATCTGAAATTGGTGAACGTATATTAACACCGTTAATAAGTATTCCAATATCATTTGTAGGAACATCCTGTTGTGAAGGAACAAACAAGTTTTGAGATAGAGGTATTTTCTTTAGAACATTATCTGCCTCAAGAACTCTACTTGCATGTCTTTGTAAAACAAAACTATGAGTATCTGTTGTAGATGTGGTAGGACCTACTTGGACTGTACTTGCGGTTCCAATTTGTGCATTTGAGTTATATAATCTTATTTTTGATACGTTTTGATTTGGACCTGGTATGACAGGATCAACATAATATGTTCTACCAGTATCCAAACCAATTAAACTTTCACCATTTGGTTGATATACAACTGGATCACCTTGAATGAATTTTATATCTTCACCAGGTGGAGGTGTAAATTGTATAAAACTATATCTTTCATTTAATGAATTAAATCCATCTAAACCAGCAGCAGTGCCTCCTACTAGAACTTCTTCGACTATATTAGTTTTGATATCATAACTTGGTAAAGAACTTGATGCAACGTAACCATCTGTATTTCCATCAACATAAACAGATAGTGTATCTGCGATGAATGTGTCATTTCCTTGAGCAAGAGTTACACCTGAACTCGTAACTTTTTCAACTAATCTACGAATATCATATTGTTGGAATTGAACTGGATTAAATCCAGCAATATTAGTCGCATTTATCTGATTAAGTGTAACATCTATACTTCCAACTACACCACCACCAACAACAGTTTGTTCATTTCTCTCTAATATTTCAAATCTATCTCCTACTTTTAAAGAAGACTTATCAATTTTTGTTCTTAATTTAAAGGTAGATCCTGAAATTTCAACTTGAAATCTTGAAGATGTATTATAAATCCAAGAATTTGCAAAAATTTGTTTGTAAGTATTTCCATCATTTTCTATTTTTTCTCCAATATTTTTAACAAATAAGTTTTCTTGTTCATTTACCAAACTTATATCTGTTATTGGTACTAATTCAGATAAGACACCAGTAATTCTTAGATCAACTCTTTTCGATAAATCACCATTTTCATATCCAAATATAGTTTCATTTGAACGTAAATCAGCAGCAGTAGCAATACCAACACCAACTCCCGTGCATCCAAAAAACTGATTGATAGTTTTAGATGTGTAATTAATATTTGTATTAGAACCTGCAATGATAGTTCCTGTTGTTCCGAATCCTACTGTTGAATCAACATCTATAATCGTTGCTCCAGCTGGTGCTCCTCCTACAACTTTTGTCTTACCTGGTATTGTAAACGTACCTTCAATTAAGTCACGGTCACTAAAACCAACAAATAATGCAAGTTTATAATAATTTCTATCCTCTCTCTTTATTATCTCTACTTCTGACACTGATGCATTAGTTTGTAAATCAGTTGATTTAAATATTGTTTGTCCAGTTAAGTTTTGAGGTTCTCCAAATGGTGTAATCAAGTCAGCTACAATAACCTCACGACGTATAAATTCAGCGTCAGATGGTTTAATTAAATTACCCTCTAAGTCAAGTATTTTTGATTCAACACCATAAAGGACTTTAAATAAAATTCTTATTGATTCTTCAACACCTTTTGATTGATAAAAAGAACGAGCAAATTTTACAAAGTTTCCGACATCTAATTTTTCTGAAAAATCGTTATTTTCTAAACCAGGTAAAAATGTTTTTTTAAGTTTTTTAAAAAATTCTTGTATGAATAATACTGATAAATTTTGAATTGATGCACCAACATCATGTGAGTTAGCGTTTGTTTCTTCAAATTTTAAACTTTCACGATTAATTTCAAGTAGTGAAGATGATATTCCAACGTTATAACCAGTAATACCACTAAATCCACGAATACAACCAGTGAAAGAAGTTGAAGTGATACCAGTATAAGAAATTATTTCATCATCAATTTTAAGTAATCCATATTCAGCAGGAAATCCTTTTGTACTTGGAACATTTATAGTAGTATCTGTCGTAGATATACCTGCAGTAGTCGTAGTAACACCAACAATAAGTTCTGGAACTAAATTATCTGATTTCAAATACTGATCAAAATTTGAGATTAGATCAGAAGGACCACCTTGAAACTCTTGGGAAATGTAATATTGCTTTAAAAATTCAACAGCGTTTGGAAAATCATCCAAAACAAAATCAGGTAACTGATTTTCAATAATCGTATTGACTTGTATTCTTTTGTCAATGTGTGACATAAATTATTTCCTCTCTAAATCTCCATTAGAGTAACTTGATGTATAGTAATCTCTTGTAAACACAACTCCTGAAACATCTTCTCCTGAAGCAATTACATCCTTGACTGTATTTATTGTACTATTCGATACATCAAAATTAAGATACAAATCTTTTAATCCAACTACATCATTTGATTCAGGGAATGCTTGAATCTCGATTATGCTGTTATCACTGACTGTTGATGTAAAATTAATAGTGTTTAATATGACTTCACCTTTTTTATAGTCAACAATACCAGCATCCTTTATTAAAACTACTTGCTGACCTTGATTATTCTTAGCAACAACTGAAAGAGTACCCTTCATACTACCATCTAAGTTACCTGAAATATTTTTATTTGGAACATCAGTGATATAAGCAACTTGTGAAAATCCATTTATTGTAAATCCTGTGCTCTTTATATTATAACCTGCTGGATTAATATAGAAACGATTACCGAAACATAATTCATATTGAGCAAACTGATTTAAAAGTGCCTTTAAATCTCTTCTTACGATGACCTTTGTTATATTGGAAGTAATACCATTGTCAACACGGTCAATTAGTGTATTTAATTTACTGTATTTAAATCTTCCACCAAACTTATTAATCTCTACATTATTTGAATATTCATTTAATGCACTAACAATTTCACTTTTAAGAGAATCTGATGATGCTACTTGTGCTGTATTGTAATATACATTACTTTCAATTTCCACATATAGTATTTTCAAGTCAACTATTTCGGAATTGATACCAGCGATAGCGTAATTCTTCAATCTGTTTTTGATTTGAGATTTATCAAAATCAGATACAAATGTTCCATTTTTTGGTTTGATACTAATTTGAACTTTACCAAACTGTGGTGGATCTAATTCCTCTCCACCAACAACTGCAACAGACTCTGTAGCAGGGAAGATTGTTTGAATTATTGCCTCATAATCTCTTGGTGTAACTGCTCTATATTGTGCTGAGTAGAGTCTTGGAGCAAAATACTTAATAGAAGACACATCTTCAACTTCGGCACCGTTAGAAGCGTTTGATACAGTAGTTACAACTACATTATCACTTGGTGTAAATAATGTTCCATCACTCTTTATGAATGAACCTTGGAAACTAAATTCAGAAGGACCGTTTCCATCCTCTCCATCAGTTACAAGATATTTTGCTGTAATAATAGTTCCAGATTCTAGTTTTCTTCCAAAAAGTCCATCACCGAACATAATTTCATATTTTTCATCTTGAACTTCTTGTGCAAGATAAATTTCTGAATTTTTATCAATATTTAATATATTATCTACCATTGAATACTTTCTTCCAAGTCCAATATCAGTTGGACCTTTGACATAAACCCTAAGTGTTGAACTATCGATGTTTGGACTATCAATGATATACCTTTGCTCCTTTGTATTATCAACACGATATACTCTTTGAAGAACAGTTCCTTCGTGTACAGTGATTGGATCTAAAAATTGTGCGAAAGATGTTCCACCAATATCTCTAACTCTTGAAGATGTTATTTCTTCTGGTATTGAAAAACGATAAGTTGTATTTGCTACACTACCAACACAAACCAATCCAGTGCGAAGTGTAAGGAACTTAGGAGTGCTATCGTTCGTTGCACCTAAGTTTACATCACCTATGTTAATTGTAGCTGTTGCAGCGGTTTTTGAACGGGGTACGTATCCTATATTTCTTGCAAGAGATACAACATTTTCTCTTATTGTTGCAGAGTCTAAGAATGATTCGTTTGCTACTAAGTTTGCATTAAATGCATTAATATATGTGTTATACGCTAAAGTATCAATTATAACTGAAAAGTTAGAACCCT